ATTGTGACGGGAAAATGAAGCGGCGTACCGCAACGCCGCTTAGTGGGAAGGTTTGTCGTCCTGATGCGGTTTGTTGTTAAACATATCGCACAGCATGTTCAACAGCATTAAGCGCACTTTAAAAGGAGAGTGAGTAAACACGGTCATGCACCTCTTGAATTCGTTCATAAGACCTCCTGAGTTTTGATCCCTTCGATCCGTGAAGGGTGACTGCATTACATACAGATATAGCACAGGCTATATTGTAAAGCATTAACAATCTACGAAAAACAATAAGTTATATATTTATCAATGGGTTGTGATAGTTAATAAAGGTTAGTATTCGGCAGTATTCCTAAGCTGTCGCGACATTTTTGCGACATTTTAAAGGATTAAGTCGCACGGCATCTTCAAGGTGGCTAGGGGCGAAATGCGCATAACGCATAGTCATGGTGATGTCAGCATGGCCAAGAATTTTTTGCAGAACCAGAATGTTCCCGCCGTTCATCATAAAGTGGCTGGCAAATGTATGGCGCAGAACATGGGTAAGTTGGCCGGAGGGAAGTTGAATTTTCGCACGCTCAAGAGCAGAGCGGAAAGCGTTATAACAGGGCTGCGGAAACAGAGCGCCTTTCGTGTCAGGCATTTCAGACAGAAGTTCTTCATCAAGGGGGATTGTTCTGTTGCGCTTTCCTTTGGTTTTGATGAACGTGACTTTTCCGCCAGCAACTTGAGAGCTTTTAAGGGTTGCTGCCTCATTCCATCTTGCGCCGGTAGCAAGACAGATTTTCACGACTAGCTCTAAGCTTTTCACTTTGCTTCGTTTGCATTCCAGTAACAGCCGATCAATTTCTTCAGCTGAAAGGAAAGCCATTTCGGATTCATCAGTACGATACTGTCTAACGTTTTCCAAAGGGTTGGGCGCTGACCATTCCCCGATCCGCTTCAGTTCGTTGAACATGGCAAGAAAGTAAGCATGCTCAAGATTCATTGTTTTCGGGGAAACCTTCGAAACTCTGTTGGTACGAGCATAGTGCCCATCAAGCCTTTTAGCGCGGTATGCCGTGAACAGTTGCGCATTGAACTCTGTAGCCAGCGGGAACCCCATGCATTCTGCCGCCCAGGTCATAGCGTCTTTACGCTTTTGGCCGTTGCGCAAAGCCACGCCATGGCGTTCGTGCCACATCGTAATTAGGTCGATTAAAGTTCGTTTGTCTTTCCCTTCACCCAACCATGGTGCACTGTCTACCTTCTGTAGCGTATGGTTTTCAAATGCCAGGGCTTCCCCTTTTGTGGCAAATTTTTTACGTATTCGCTTCCCGCTCTTGCCATTGCTGCGGTTGACTGTGTAGAAGTCGGCGATCCATTCGCCATGAGGTGTTTTTCTTACTGGCATAAGCATTCACTTTTGAAATTAATTAACAACATTATTTCTTTTTTCTTTAACTAACTTGAGGTTTTCGAATTTAAAAATACAAATTGAGTTATCTTTTAAAGACAGCGCAAAAGCTTTATCTGCCATAACATCAATATATCTGTATTTGTCATTTTCGCTACTACTACATAAAGCATTTGATTCGACTAAATAAGTGTTTTCTCCCGCAAGGATTCTATCTCCTTCTAAGACACCCCGCGAAAGGAAAAAAACAGGCATAAAGCAAAGTATGCTATAAAAAAGAGCTTTGTTTTTGAAAGGAATATATGCCATTAACTCTTGATTTCTACATGTAGTAAAAAAAACAATCGAAGCCAATATCCAAGCAATGGCAGCATATCGAATCATTTTATTACCTGTAACAAGGTTGTATATTACACTCCCTAAAAAGAGGCATACCATTATGATTACGTAGCTATATCTTAAAATATAATCAAATTTCTCATGTTTTGACATTTCGGAGTATTTTGCAGATACGTCTGTTCGCGGACCGTTGTAGTTGTTCATCGCTACCTGAACGAGATACATAGCTAGCGCGATTATCATTGGCCATATTGCTGATTTAATGATATCAGAAACACCTATGTAATTTAGTATGTTGATATCAAAGCGTCCCCAAAAACCCCAAAGGTAGGATATGCTAATAAACAAGGCATACGCGGTAATCAAGGTACTATTCAGTACGGTTTTGTTTTCCATTCTGTCTATCCTTCAAAAATAAATTATCTTATTTGAAGTACTACCCGCCCAATTATTTTAATGTCGTCAATGCCACAATCAAAAGCCATACCAATACCGCTAACTCTTACTTGTTTAATAGGGATTCGTGTAAGAGTTCTAATACTATTTTTACCTTCAATTTCAACAAGCCATTCATCGTCGTAAACTTCGGAGAAGTCCTGCTCAATGATATATTGTTGAGAACCTTCGATTACACAGAGTGGGCTTTGGGGTAACGGTTTGCCGGGTAAAAAAGTAACTTTATCAAGCATTAAAAAGCCAGCGTCATATAATTTTCCATCAACTATTTTCTGGCGTGACATTTTCATAATGTCAAGCTCTTCATCATTGAATTTCTTTCCCTGACCCGTTGCAAGCCATTCAAGCGTAGCTCCAGTCTCTGCGATACATCTAACGACAATGTCAGAGGGGAAAAAATCCCTCTTATAACGGTTGGCCAAACTGCTGCTTGCGATATCAAGATGATTGGCCAAGGCTAGTTTTGATGTGAACCCATAAGCCTGAATGACCCGGTCAAGCACTTCTGATCCACCTTTTGAGAACTCCAGTTGTAGCTTCACGAAAATTTTACCTTGAATTGTAGCTCTGAGTGAGTTTACACTTCGAGCTGTAGCTTTAAGTGAATATTGCCCGTTACAGACCTGTATTGCCGTACAGGTTAACCTGTGGAGTTTGCCTTATGCGTCCTAACATTACAATCGTCATCCCAGAGCCATACCTGCCATTAGATGAGTACTGCCGCCGTACTGGCACTAACAAAGAAACAGCTAGGAACCTGATTGAATACGGGAAATTGCCTATTAAGCCGAAAGGAAAGCAGAAGAAAGGCCTGATTGAAGTCAACATGGCCGCGCTAACCATTCAGGCGTTAAGCGAATGCGATATTTCGCTTAACGCTTAATCCATCGTACGGATTAGGGAGAGGCAAACAATGTTTGATTATCAGACTTCTAAACATGCTCATTTTGATGCAGCTTGCCGAGCGTTTGCGCTGGCGCACAATCTGGAAGATGTAGCCGCTGCCGTTGGTATGCGTCCGCAGATTCTCCGAAATAAGTTGAATCCGGTTCAACCGCACCGGCTGACCTGCGATGAGCTTTTGGCTATCACCGATTATACCGAAGATGCGCGGTTACTGGATGGGATGCTGGGGCAGATTAACTGCCTACCGTCCGTTCCTATCAATAACGCCACTGAAGCCAACATGCAGTTTTGTGCGTTGAGCGCCACCGCAAATGTGGGGGCAATCGCTGGGGAAGCTGTATCAACTGAGCACATGACAGCGGCACGCCGCACACAAATTCTCGATCGTGCCCGTGATGCTATCCGTTCCCTTTCCGTCCTGGCTTACACCGTTGAAAGCCGTCTCCACTCTGCGCCGGTTCTCGCTGCTGCCGTCGATATCGTTACTACCAGCGCCAGCGGCATGATGTGAGGGATATCCATGAAAGCTTTTGTTACGTACCTGAAAAAAGAATCTCCAGCCATGCAGCTGCCCAGCGGGTCAACCGGATGGCTTGAGCTGCCAAACGGCCAGCGCTGGAACCCTGGCCACCAGTACAAATTCATTGCTCGCTCGTCACGTCGTCCATGGTGGTTTCGTTTGTTCGAGATTATCAGGGGGCGTTATGGCCATTAGCTCAAAACAGCAGGAGATAGGTCTTAAGTGGCTGGGGAATATCCGCCGCAAATACTGGAGCGAGAAAAGCGAGGCCGCCGAATGGTGGGAAAAATTAACACCAGAATGGCGCGGGGTTGTTTTGCATGCGGCCGCAGTTGCTTCCGGGCTGGACGTTTTCAAAGCCCACCTGTGTAAATGCTGTTGTTCTGAGTTATTCGAACGCCTGGACTACCGGGCAATGATTCAGCTGCGCCAGGGCATATCCAGGGCACGTTTGACGTTTGAAGGGTTCGGTAGTTTGAGTGACAGCGATTTTTCTAAGCGCAGCGCCAACCGCCAGGTGAAAAAGGCACATCCGATCCACAGCAGTAATGGCGTACAGATGATTATCGCGCCTCATATCGTTCATAAGATGCAACAGCAGGAGAATCATTAATGTCCATTATCTCTGTAAACGCCAAAGAACTGGGGCAGGAGCTTGCTGCGTGGGGTGTTCCGCATAATTACGCCATTCTCTTTCTGGAGAAAAGCACCGTTAAAAATGGCCGTGTGGCCTTACATCCATTTTTCTTTAATGACACCGAGCACATGACAAACAAGCGGCACTGGCTGGCCGTAAATGTTGCTTACTGGTGCTGTGTTTATCGTGAAGCGGTAAGCCCGTTCCAGCAGGTTGAAGCGCTGGCCGGTATTCGTTCCATGTATTACGTCGCGGGATCATTGGGTGCTGGCGAAATAAAAGCGCTGATCCAGGAGTGGTGGCGCAATACCTACGAGCTGCACAAAGTGCCAGCGCCGAGCTACTCAGCCGCACCCGTTACCGTCTCTTTCCACTAATTAACTGCCTGAATTTTTGGCTATCCCTGCGGTGGCCGGGGATTCTTTTGTCCTGAGGAAACCAAAATGCAAACAACACGCATGTTTTTACCCGTCAACCAATCCGGTACTGACCTGCTGGCAATGCTGGCAAAAGCTACTGAGGAAGGAAAAGCGGCCTCCGCCGATCTGTGTTCTGCCCGTCTGGATAAGCTGGCCGCATATGCCGCTAACGAAGGTTTAAGCGCTGCCGAAATTGTTGATCTGATCCGTGAAGAGGCTGCGGCCATTTGCAGTAAAGGCGGTGCAGCATGGCAGTAAAAACCCCTCTTAAATGGGTGGGCAGCAAAGTCCGCCTTATGCCGCAGCTGCGTGACCATTTGCCGGAAGGCAAACGCCTGGTTGAGCCGTTCGCGGGTTCGTGCGCCGTCATGATGAACACGGACTATGACGAATACCTGATTGCTGATCTGAACCCGGATTTAGTCAATCTGTATAAGGTCATGGCCTACCATACCGACGCGTTTCTTGTGGAGCTTGAAACCCTGTTTTCTGCCGGGGCGTTGGGTGAACAGGAGAGCCGCGCTATTTTTTACTATGCCGTCCGGGACGCGTTCAATTTGTCCGGAAAGGGGCATGGAGCGGAAAGCGTTGAAGCCGCTGCCCGTTTCATGTACCTGAACCGCCACTGCTTTAACGGGCTTTGCCGTTACAACCGCCGTGGCCAGTTCAATGTCCCATTCGGGAAGTACAAGAAAAACTATTTCCCACTAAAAGAAATCCGTGCATTTGCTGAAAAGGCGAAGCGCGCGACGTTCATCACCGCACATTACTCTGAAACGCTGGCGCTGGTTAGTGCCGGGGATGTGGTCTATTGCGATCCACCGTACCTGACGGAATCAGGCAATTTCACCTCATACACAGAAAGCGGCTTTTCACATCTTGATCAGGGGCGACTGGCCAGAAAGCTACGCCGCCTTACTGAGAACGGCGTGAGTGTTGTTGCGTCAAATAGCGATCTGGAGATGGTGCATTACCTTTACGCCGGATTTGAGGCAGTGAAGGTCAACGCGCCCCGCAGTGTTGGTGCCGCAGCTGCAAGCCAGAAAACTGCCGCAGAGCTGATCCTGAAATCCCCGTCAGTTGCAAAGGCTCGTGCATGACGCTCGTTGCTAATGGCCAACATCACGCCGTCGATATCTGGCGGCGTGATACCTTTGCGCCCGGAACGCCAGCGAACGCGACGATCACAGAGCGCCGTTTGTGGGCAGTTAACCCACAGGACTACGAATGGCGTTCACAGTTTCTTCACGAGATACCGGACTGGTTAGCCGGGTATTTTGGCAACCGTTACGAAAAGCTGTTTGCTGGCCGTGACGGCCGCCGCCGTGCCAATACATTCCTGCGCAAAACTATCGGTGAGAATGTATTGCCACGTCTGCGGAAAGTGGCTGCGCGTTACCAGCTGGCCGCTGATGTAAGCGATCTCCCATTCGGAAAGTCATTGCAGCGCTTGCCGTCGCTTGACCGCACCGATCTCAAAAAGCTGTCTGGCCAGATATCTGGCTGGATCGCTCAGATGTTTTATGACTTCACCGACACGCTGAAGGGAAAACCAAAAGACGAAAGGGAAATGCGCCAGCGCACGCTGAAGGCTTACCGCAACCTTTGTTCGCTTTCCCTCATGCTGAACAATCAGCCGCCGTACTGGGCAGAGCATGAAGCCAATGAAGGCCATCTGGAAACCCGAAAGGCGGAGTCCGGTATTTTGCGTCTCATGGCGCCGGAATGGTGGTATCAGCGCCTGAAGCGTGCCCGTGATCTGCAACGTGAACATCTGGCCATCGCCGTTGGCCAGGTGCAGAAATCTGCCAGCGCCTACGTATCACGTAAAACCCTGGGCGAATGGATAGAGCAGAAAAAACGAAATCTGGAGTTCTTCAAAAACTTTGATCTGATGGACGAAGAGGGCAACCGTATTGCGCTGGACAGCATGGTACACCGCAGCGTTGCTAACCCGGCCATTCGTCGCTGTGAACTGATGGTGCGTATGCGCGGGTTTGAAGATATCGCCAATGAACAGGGGCTGGCTGGCGAGTTTTACACAATCACTGCGCCTTCACGTTATCACGCGGTACACAGCAAAGGCGGCTTTGTGTCTCAGTGGAACGGATTAAGCCCACGGGACACGCAGCGTTATTTATGCAACGTCTGGGCAAAAGCACGCGCGGCGATCTCCCGTGCCGGTATTCATGTTTTTGGTTTTCGCGTGGTGGAGCCTCACCACGACGGGACACCGCACTGGCATATGCTGCTGTTCATGCGTTCGCAAGACGTTGAGGCGGTGCGGGATATTCTTTGCTATCACGCCAGGATTGCCGATTCAGAAGAGCTTCAAACACCCAACGCACTTAAGGCGCGTTTTCATGTTGAACCTATTGATCCCGCTAAAGGGTCTGCCACGGGCTATATCGCTAAATACATCTCAAAAAATATCGACGGCTTTGCGCTCGATGGCGAACAGGATGAAGAAACCGGGGAAAACCTGCGTGATATGGCCAAATCCGTATCAGCCTGGGCATCCCGCTGGCGTATTCGTCAGTTTCAGCAAATTGGTGGTGCGCCAGTGACTGTCTGGCGGGAGCTGCGCCGCCTGGGCGATCAGCGCCTGACTGATAGCCGCATGGATGCGGTGCTGGCGGCGGCAGATGTTGGGGACTGGGCTGCCTATACCCAGTTGCAGGGTGGCGCACTGGTTGCGCGTTGTGATCTAGTTGTTCGTCTGGCGTATGAAATCACAGAGCAGGGTAACGAGTACGCCGAAGATGTTCAGCGTGTGCAGGGTATCTATTCGCCTTTGATCCCGGATTCGGAAGTATGCACCCGTCTGGTCAAGTGGCAGAAGGTTGCGAAGTTGGCCGAAGCGCCAGCGGAGGCGGGTTTTTCTGGCGGCAGCGCCGCCCCTTGGAGTTCTGTCAATAACTGTACGGAGGGTGGAACCCGGAGACGGTTAAAACTGGAACTGAACCAGCGAGGTTTTGCCGGAACGGATGACGAAATCGGCATTCTCAGGCGCGGCGGTGGTCTTAAATTTGGCCGTTCTGCCCTGATTTACAGACAGGGGCGGTTGCAGGAGAAGCGGAATAATCCGGAAGAGGAACAATGGCCAGGCTGGCAGTGATGGCCTGTAAGTGTGTGATATTTAATAGCAAAGTCATTACTTGAAAGAATAATTATTTCACATATCGTGCTTTTAGGTGTACTGTATGTTCGTACAGTATTTTGTGATTTTGTGGAGGCTGCATGGATATCTTAGAGGCATCAGTAAAGCTGGAGCGCATCGAACTGCTGGCAAAAATAGCCCATGCAAGTGAAATGAGCTCGAAGGAAAAAACTATTGCCTTAACATGGATCGGTGAGATTGCTGAAGAAATGCGATGCGTGGTCAGGGGGGAAATAAAACCCCCCCGGAGCGGGGGCGTTTCAGGCGGCGGGTGCAGCCTTCAATAAATCCAGTGCCATTTGTTTTTGGTCGGGTGACAGGTTTTTGAGCAATGTTTGCACCAGTGCGTCACCCGTTTTAGCGCTGGGGCTGAGGGTGTGGGAAAACGTCAAATTCATAACAAAGGTGTGCCCACACTCCACATCAGCACAGGCGCAGTAAATATCTGCAATCTGGCGGTGTTTCCGGTTGGTCTTGCGAATCACAGCCTTTGAGCCACATTCAGGGCATTCAATCTTCAGGACTCTCATATTCCGCTCTCCAGCTGTGAAATAATGCCTGGATTTTAGCCTTTTTTGTCTCATGCTGCACCCTTCTCCGTTGTTTCCATTGCAAAATTCAGATGCAGGTGGCGCGGGATTTCCGGATCGCTGTTGATGGCCATCGCCAGGCGGCGCTGAATGGGCAAGACTTCATTCTTTTTGTAGGTGCGTTCCACCTTTTCCGGGTCGCCCAGTCCGGCAGTGTTCTGCGGAACGATACCCGCCAGCCCGGCCGGGAAGCGGTGCGCGTTCAGAATGTCCTGGGCGCTGATGTTCTTCACGCTCGCAAACTCATCTTTGGCCGAAATATCCCCCATCTCAATAAACTTGATCGCGTCCCCGTCGCCGCCAGGGATGTTTACTAGGATGGTGGAGAAGTTGCCGATCCCCTTGCTGTCCCGCAGCTGCTGTTCAATCTCCTCCTCCATTTCGTCCGTCATGCTGGGGTCACGGGTATACAGAATGCCGCCCGTGTGTGCGCCGTTGTGGTAGTAGCGACGGCGGAAAATGACCGCCTCACTGTTCAGCAGGGCAGAATGAACGCCGCCGATGTAGTCCGGCAGACCATAGATGTGCTGCTGCGGGTCATACATCTTGATGAAAATGATATCGTCAGGCGGGAACGCCAGCGGCTCACCTTCCTGTAAAACCACGTAATCCCCTGGCACAGTCTCCGCGTTTTCTTTCTCCTTACGGCGGCGCAGGTAAAGCCCCGGAAGTGGCTGAAGTCCGATCACATCGCCCCAGCCATTACGGACTTTGGCCAAGGCTATATCCCCGAAAGTCAGGTAATCAAACACAGCGGCTTCGAGCTCGTCGAACGTCAGGCCGCCGCCCTGATAGTCCGCCGTGACCATGTTTTTACGGGCGTGGATAATCCCGCCGTGCTGGCCGTTCAGGTTGATAAGCTGCGCCAGCGCCAGGCGGTCAATCGGCTGGGTGTAGTGATCGGCGGCGTTGTCGTACCAGATTTCCCGGTAATCGGTTCCGGTTGTCAGTACCGGTTCCGGCTTGCCGAAGCTGATAATGCTCATTTTTTTGGATTTGTCACCGCGCTTCTCGCGTTTCACAAAGCGTTTCTTTTTGCTCATGCTGCCTGTTTCCTTACACCCCAGCGGGATTTTGGTTTGTTTTCGTAGTTAAGTGGCTCGTTATGCAGGGCGTGGGTAATTGCCCAGAATGCCTCTGCGTGGCCAGTGTCCTGGCTGCGATCTGCAACGAAGGTCATGGCGTTACCGCTTTGCGTGGTGGTACGCCGCACGGACATAAAGCTGGCGGGGATTTCCTTCAGGTTTTTGTCCCACTCGATACGCTGGCTTTCCACCACGTCCGCGGCTTTCAGTACCAGCTGGTTTTTGGTGTTCATGTCATAGCGAATCGGCACAACAACCTTCATGGCAAAGTGCTGGATGTTGTCAAAAACACCCTGGCCGATCCCGGTTACATCCACCCCCAGAAAAGTGAAGTTGTACTGGTCGAACAGTTTTTCGATCTGCTTTGCCTGGTAGCGGAAGTTCATGCCCTTCCAGTAAATCACCTTCAGCACGCGGAATTTTTCAACGGCGAACATCGGCGGGGCGACAATCACGAAACACGACAAATCGCCGCTGCGTGCCGGGTCAAAGCCGCCCCAGACTGGCCTGTCTCCAAACGGCCGTTTTGCATCCGGGTTATGATCCTGCCAGGTGTCCACCTCCACGCCGCACGCTTCCAGATCGGAAAAGCTGAAAACGGAATCCTTGCTGTCCACGAACACGCACATATAAAGCATGTCGAATGTGGCGGTGTTGTAGCGATTGCGCAGCTTCTCGATGTTGGCCAGGTTGAAGCCGCCCGCAATGGCATCCTCCATTGTGATGACGTATCGCCACTGGCCATCCGGGCAGAGCCGGCCGCCGTCCCGCATTTCATCAAACAGCGGAAATTTTATGGCGGCGCGTTTCTTGCTGCCCTGTTTCCACTCTTCACCCGTCCAGAACGGGTACGCCTGGTGTGTTTTGGCTGATGGCGTGGAAAAATAGGTGGTACGCCATTTGTCATGGGTGGCCATCGCGCTGGCCACCTCGTTCAGTTTTGCGAAGTTGGGAACCCAGAAATATTCGTCACAGTAAAGATGGCCACTGTATGACTGGGCGGTGTTTTTGTTGGTAGACAGGAAGCGCAGCTCTGCGCCGTTGCTTAAGCGGATCGGGTTCCCGGTCAGCGTGATACCAAAATACTGCTCTGCAATGTTGACGATGTAAGACCGGAACACTTCCGCCTGGGCTTTGGACGCGGACAGGAAGATTTGTGGATCGCCCGTCATTACCGCATTTTCGAACGCCTCAAACGCAAAGTACCAGGTTGCACCGATCTGGCGGCTTTTCAGGATGTTCCTGACCAGCTGGCCGATGTTGCGGCGCAGGTGTTTCTGATATTCGAAAAGATGCTCATCCGCCCAGGTGTCAAAATCATCCTGAGTCAGTGACGAGATATCGTTTTTCTTGTACTTGCGTTTGCTGCGGGGTTCGTCCTCGCTATCCCCTCGCGCAGCTGCTTGCCGTTCTCCCTTGCTGCTGGCCAGCTTTTCTTTATGTTTATTGCTCTGGGCACGCAGCTTTGTGGCGTGAGCAATAAGCAAATCCATTTCTTTTAAATCCAGATCCGTTTTATTGTCACGCCCGGCTAACAGCTGGTAACGGCGTTCAATTGCCTCCTCTGTGCTTTCAAAACTGAGCAGGTCAGCCCATTTATATTTTTCCGCCCAGTAGTAAACGATCCGCGCATTCGGCAGATTTAATTCTGATGCAATTTCTTTCGGCGTGTAGCGGCGCAGGTAAAGAGCGCGGACAACGCCTTTTAATTCGTCTGAGTATTTAGCCATAGATTTAATTATGCCGTGGTGCTGATGAAAAAACGGCGGGGTTAATTCGGGGCTGTTCGGTAATGGCTTATAACCGAACTGTTCAGAATAAAGCGTAATGCGGGGAAGTGTTTAATTAGCAATAATCAAATCCACAGCAAGGGAAACAGTTAATCGACAGAGGGGGAAATATGTGTCGCATTTAAAAACTGGCTGGCTGTGTGTTGCTACTGAAGGCGATACGGTTGATGGACGGGTGCTGGAACGGCAATGGATTATCGACATGGGGGAAACCTATGACCCTAAACATTACGCCGCATTACTCTGGCCGGAACATGAGCGCTACGCCGGAAACTTTGGTGAGGTGCTGGAAGCGATGTGGCAGGACGGTGATGACGGGCTGGCGCGGCTGTATGTCAGTCTGTGCCCGAATAAGCGCCTGATTTATGCAAACGACGAAGGCCAGCTGCTTTATTTCTCTGTAGAGCCGGAGCTGAACTGGCGCGGAGGGGATCGTACATATCTGAAGGGGCTGGCTGTTACTGACAACCCGGCAAGTGTGGGAACTACACGGCTGCGCTTTAGTCGGCGCAAATTAAACAAACAGGGATATTACAGTTGTGTGATTTCCCGTAACGGTAAAATTACGCAGGAAGGGAAGATGAAAAACTGGCAAAAATTGTTTGGTATTAAGCCGAAATTTGAAGATGAAAATTCGCAGGACGATCCACCTGCTGATGATAAATTGCAGGCGCTGGCAAGTGCTCTGAACGATCTGGAAGCGCGTGTGGGTGCAATTGAAACCCAGCTTAATTCCGTGCAGGACGATGTGGACACTATTACTGAAGTAGTGGACACGGAAGAGTTTGCCGCTATTCGTGATAATGCAAAAGAGATTGTTACCCGCTTTAATGATTTGGGTAACAAAGGCGGCAAACGTAAAGAGCGTCAGATGCCGTCTAAATCCGGTCAGTTTAAATACCTGTAATTAACCGCAACGCGAATAAGCAAAACATTTTTATTATCGCTTAATTGCGAGGGAGTCTTATGTTACTGAATAACCGTGCGCGGGATTTACTGGACAATTATACGGCGGGTATGGCGCAGCATTTTGGCACGCAAAACCCTGGTCGTTATTTTTCGCTAAATGACCCGCAGGAAACCGCGCTGCGTCTGGCCATGCTGGAGTCAGTCGAGTTTCTGAACTGGATCACCACGCTGGACGTTGACCAGCTGAGTGGCCAGGTCGTTAACGTGGGGGCGTCTGTGCTTCACACCGGGCGCAGTGAAACAGGACGTTTCGTCCGCCAGGTGGGTGTTGATGGCAATACCTATTCACTGGTTGAAACGGACAGCTGTGCGGCGCTGCGCTGGGATCTGCTTTCCGTCTGGGCGAACGCCGGAAAGGAAGAAAACGAGTTTTACAACCTGGTGCAGACCTTCAGCACTCAGGCGTTTGCGATGGACATGCTGCGTATCGGCTTTAACGGTACACACCGCGCCAAAACCACAGACCCGATCGCCAATCCGAACGGCGAAGATGTGAACATTGGCTGGCATGAAATCATGAAAACGATGCTGGGTGGCAAGCAAATCATGACCGATCCGGTGGTGCTCGATCAGGCGGGTGATTATAAATCGCTGGATGCGATGGCCTCCGATCTGATTAACGCCAAAATCCCGGCACAGTTCCGCAATGACCCGCGCCTGGTGGTGCTGGTAGGTGCTGACCTGGTGGCTGCTGAACAGTACCGCTTGTTCCAGGCTGCTGACCGCCCAACGGAAAAAATCGCGGCGCAGCTGCTGGGTAACACCATCGCTGGCCGTCAGGCGATTATCCCGCCGTTCATGCCGGGCAAACGCATGGTGGTAACGCCGCTTTCCAACCTGCACATCTACACCCAGCGTAATACGCGCCAGCGTAAAGCCCGGTTTGAAGATGACCGCAAGCAGTTTGAGAACAGCTATCTGCGTAACGAAGGCTACGCGATCGAGGTGCCGGAGCTGTACGCGGCGATTGATGAAGATGCAGTGACGATCGGCAAGCCGTCTGAGCCAGTGGAGGGTTAATCAATGTCTCTTTCACCCGCGCAGCGTCATAACCAGCGCATTGCGATGGAACAAAAGCTAAAGCAAAGCCTGGCCGTTGGCACCACGGAAAGCATGCACCTGCTGATTAAGGCACTGGAAACAGACGTGGAGCAGGTGCGAAGCCTGCCGCTGATTGCAGATCGCGTTGAGCATAAGCGCAGTGTGCTGCTTCCGAAATGGGTTCCGACTGTGGAAGCGTATCTGGCCAGCGGCCAGGTATATGCCAATCCGGTTCTGGCGTGGTGCGTGATCTGGCTGTTTGACGTGGGCGATCTGGATAAGGCGCTGGAGTGGGCTGATATCGCTATTGCCCAGCAACAGGCCACGCCGGAACGGCTGCGCAGCAATTTCCCGACGTTCGTGGCCGATACGATGCTGGCCTGGGCGGAGGAGTCTGCCGGGCGCGGGGAAAGCATTGAGCCGTATTTCTCACGCACGTTTGAGAACGTGGCCACCAGGTGGCGGCTGCATGAGCAGATAACAGCGAAATGGTTCAAGTTCGCCGGGTTGCAGCTGCTGCGCGGTGAGGATGGTCAGAAAACAGCGGCGGGTGTGGATGATGTGGAAACACTTCAGAAAGCCGATCAGCTGCTGGCCTCCGCTGAACAGTATTACTCAAAAATCGGCGTTAGAACGCAGCGGCAGACTATTGCCGCACGCATCCGAAAACTGACGCAGGGTTAAAGACTACCGCAAGCCAGGCGGGCGCGGTGGAGGGCAGAAACACGATGTGAAGCTGCGCCGTGGAAACCGGACAGCCCGCCTATTTTTTCGGGGGTTCCATGTTTAGTGGAAAGCCGCTTGATTATCAGGATGAGCCGCTAAAAAACGAAGGGTTCTGGCCAGACCTGAACCTGAAAGACTTTCAGGCACAGCGAGCGATCCCGGCTGATGTTGACGCGGACACCGTTGCCCAGGCGCTGCTGGCGGCTGTGGCGGAGGTGAATGCGGAGCTGGAAAAAGTGGAAGCCAGCTGGAAGGCAAGGGGGATTCTGAGCGCAGAGGACGCGCCGGGGGCAAGGATGGGGGAATTAAATGCCCTTTGTGCGCAGTACATAAAGGCGGTTTTCGCCAGAGCAAAAGCGGACTTGTTGGGAGAGTTCGCCACGGTTGGACGGCGCGATTCTCACCCCGGGCAGGAAAGCACGGAAACCCGCGCCGGGTTGCTGACTGAAGCCTCTGTGGTGATCCGACGCATAAAGGGACTGAAACGGGCAACGGTGAAAAAGGTATGAAACAGACACAGCTTGAAAATCTGACGGCGTTCTTTACCGACAACGTGCCAGCCCGTGCGATGCAGTCATTTGGCAGCGTAGTGGATGAAATGGAGTTCGTTCCGGCTGCAAAGGATATGGGGCTGGGGCAGTACCGTCAGGCGGTGATCCGCTATGACGCGGTACTGAGCTGGGAGCGTTTCCCGTATCGCCTGTGTCCGCCGCAGCTGCTTATGTCCCTGATGGCTGCCTGGCTCGATGAGGCAGACCGGGAGTTACTGGACGAAATCGGGGTAACTGAGGCCGATCCGCAGTGGGATGTGTCAGTGGCCGATGAAGAAACCGCCGATATCGTTCTGACGGTTCCTATGGCGGAAGAGCTGGTGATCCGTGAGGACGAAAAGGGGCGAATCCCCTGGCAGGGTAAACGCTGGTCGCTGGTTGAGCCGGAAATCTGGACGGCGCTGACAGCAACGATTTACGGCGTGGATGAATCCGGTGCGCCTGTGGGTGATGTGCCGTGATTGCCGGAGGGGAGCTTAACAAGCGCCAGCTGGCGGAGCTGCAAAAGGCGCTGACCAGCATGGAGCTACCGCCCAAAAAACGGCAGCGGCTGCTGTGGCGAATGGCGAAATACGGCGTGATTGCCGCAGCTAAACGCAACGTGCGGAACCAGGAAACGCCGGAAGGGGGAGCCTGGGCAGGACGCAAAACAAAGCGCAAAGGAAAGATGCTGCGCAACATGCCGAAACTGCTGCATATCCGTGAAATGCCTGAAATTCAGGCCGTGCGGATCTACTTGCAGGGCGGCGGCTACCGGAACGGGGAAACGCCTGTACCCGCTGGCACGGTTGGCTATTCGCAGCAAAACGGCATGCGCGTCCGGGTAAGTCGCGCCAGCCAGCCAGGGAAGGCACAGCCAGGCAAGATGGCCACTGCTGCGCAGGGAAAAAAACTGCGTGCGCTGGGCTACCGGGTGCGCCGGGGGAAGCGCTGGAAGAAGCCCACTGTCCGGGAAATAACCAGCGAAATGCCATATGCACAGGCAGGGTTGCTTATCCGGAAGTTAAGCGGCAAGGCCGTAAAAACGAGCTGGACTATCGATCTCCCTTCCCGCGTATTTCTGGGAATGGGTGATGAAGACTTTAACAAGGCGCTGGCACGCCAGCTTCAGGCCATTGGCTTTGGCTGGGATGTAAATGCGCAGGATATCAGGGGGAGAACATGACCTGGCCAAATGTGACCGTTAACCAGGTAAATCAGCTACTGGGCGAAACCAATGAGGTGGAACGCGCGGTGCTGTTTATCGGTACGGGAACCAAAAATACAGGCAAGACCATGGCTGTGAACACTCAGAGCGATTTTGATGCGCTACTGGGTGAGGCTGACAGTCAGTTAAAAAGTGACGTGCTGGCGGCGGTGTCGAATGCTGGCCAGAACTGGTGGGGGTTCGTTCATGTGCTGGCTGCTGACAGTGAGCCGGACGCATGGTTTAAAGCGGTGCTGGCCGCGCAGGTGTCGTGCTCGGTTGAAGGCGTGGTGCTGAGTAATGACATTTCAACGAAGGCGGAAATTAATCAGGCCATTAAGCTGCGTGCGGATCTGATTGCGAAGTATGGCCGCTGGGTATGGTTCATTCTGGCCACGCAGGGAATGCAGGACGAAGAGGGACAGGCGGACTATCTCACCAGAATGTCCACGCTTCAGGCTGGCATTGCGGAAAAAGCCGTGCAGCTGGTTCCCCGTCTCTGGGGCAATGAACCGGGCGTACTGGCTGGCCGCCTGTGCAGTCGTGCTGTAACCGTGGCGGACAGTCCGGCGCGTGTCAAAACGGGTGCGCTGGTAAGCCTGGGCAGTGATGAACTGCCGCTGGACGGGGCGGGGGAAGTGCTTGAGCTGGCCACGCTTCAGGCGCTGGAGGCGCAGCGCTTCAGCGTGCCGATGTGGTATCCGGACTATGACGGTTTTTACTGGTCTGACGGCCGCACGCTGGATGTTGAGGGCGGGGATTATCAGTCCATTGAAACGCTGCGCGTTGCCGATAAAGCCGCACGCCGGGTGCGTCTGCTGGCCATCGGCAAAATTGCAGATCGTTCGCTTAACAGCACGCCGGGCAGCATTGCCGCGCACCAGACGCTGTTTGCGAAACCGCTGCGAGAAATGTCCACAGCAGCGAATATCAATGGCGTGTCGTTCCCTGGCGAGGTGAAGCCGCCGCAGGATGGCGATGTGACCATTGTCTGGAAAAACAAAAAGGCGGTGGAGATTTACATTGTGGTGCGCACCTGGGAAGTGCCGCTGCAAATCACCATTAGTCTGTTACTGGATGCCAGCCTGGAGGCCGCCGCATGAGTAAGCGTATTTCGGGAATGTCGTTTGATTCTTATGTTGACGGTGATCTGATCCACATCGAGAAAATTTCTCTCGATATCACGGACAACAGCGCGGCAGCGCAGACCCGTGGCGTGCCGGATGGCCACGTTGATGGTGATGTGGCCGCAGAGGGTGAGATTGAAGTCAGTTCCAAGGTGTTGAGCGTACTGACGGCAAAAGCGCGATCGGCGGGTTCATGGCGCGGTATTGAGCCCGTGGAGTTCCTCTTCTATGCCAAAGCGGGGAGTGAGGAAGTGAAGGTGGAGACGTTCGGCTGCAAGCTCCAGCTGAGTAACCTGCTGGATATCGATCCGAAGGGCGGCAGCGTGTCCACGCACAAAATCAAATATTTTGTGACCAGTCCGAAGTTCGTAAACATCAACGGCGTGCCATATCTGGAAGCGGCAGCCACGGAAAACCTGATCGGTTAAGGGGCAGGGATGCAGGAGTATGAAAAAGGGTTTATCGCGCTGGCTCTGATGGGGGCACTGATTGCCCTGGGCAAAATGCTTAACAGTGACGAGCCGATCACGTTACGCCTGGTTCTGGGGCGCGTCATTGTCGGCAGCGCCTTATCGCTGGCCGCAGGGGTTGCGCTCTACTTTGTGCCGGACATTCACCCTCTGGCGCTTGCCGGAATTGGTTCTGCGCTGGGTATTCTGGGGCTTAACGGTGTAGAAGCCTGGCTGCGTAAAAAAGGGATTAACTTTCTGGGTAAAGGAGTGGGGAAATGACGTTAAGCGAGAAACAGCAGCTGTTTACCGTAAAGGTGGCCAGTCTGATCCACTGGGCTGAAGAGCACGGCTATCGCCTGACATTTGGCGAGGCGTACCGCACGCCGGAACAGGCCGCGCTGAACGCTAAAAAGGGCAGCGGCATCACTAACAGTTTGCATACCCAGCGCCTGGCCGTGGACTTTAATCTGTTCGTGAATGGCCAGTACAAAACAGACACCGCCGATTATCTCCCGCTGGGTGAGTACTGGGAATCGCTGGGCGGTACGTGGGGCGGGCGCTTCAAATCCCGTCCGGACGGTAATCACTTCAGCCTGGAACATAACGGGGTGCGCTGATGACAAACGGCCAGTGGCTGGTAGTGGTTGCGCTGGCATTTGTCTGGGGCTGGCTGTCCTCTGACTGGCGGCGTGACAGTCTGGAGCTGGCAATCAACTCCGCCGCGCAGGTTGCGGGTAACAAGTCCCAAAAGGCGATGCTGGAGATAGCCAGCGAATCCGCCAGGGGGCTGGAAGATAAACTGGAGGCGCTGGAGAGTGGCAGACCGAAGGAAATCAGGACGGAAATTCTTAAGCCGGTATTCACTAATGTTTGCGTGTCTGATGAATTTATCCGGATGTATAACGCAACCGTCGAAAATACCGAACGTACCCTATCAGGAAAACCTGAAGCGCAAATGCCCAACGGAAAATCTTCCGCGCATTAAAGGTAATACCGGGGCGGATATTGCTGCCCCTGCTGTTGAATATCAGGATTTATATTCTGTGTGTGCGGCGCGTCATAACGCGCTGATTGACGAAATAAATAAACGAGAGAGCTTTTAAATGGAACAGAAAATTGCACTGGTTGTATGTGGTAAAGAACTTGTTTTTGCACCGAACCAGACCGCCTATAACAAATTCATTAATGAAATGGCAATGGATAACAAAGTTGCCCCGGCGCATAACTATCTGACCCGCATTGTGGAGCCAGAAAGTAAGGATGCGCTCATTGAGGTATTAAAACGTCCCGGTGCGGCGTTGCAGCTAACGGGTAAGGTAAATGATATTTACGCGCCTGAGCTGGAAATTGAAGTAAAAAACTGACAAAGCGAGTCCGGGCGATAGAGAAAAACGGACTCGATCAGTATTTAATTTTACGCCGCCACTATTTACCCCACGGGGAAGATTCCATTGATGATATCGCTGCCGCTGTCTGGCTGGATAATCGTTACTGGGAATATATGCGTATTGCCACGGCAAACGGAATAAGCACTGCTTTTAAAGGCACTGAATGAAACAGTTAGATTTTACATTAAGCCTGATCGATAAATTGTCCCGCCCGTTAAAACAGGTGCAGAACAATGTGACCGGCTTTGCGGATAAATCAAAAGCAGCGTTTATGCGTATTGGCGGCGGCGTGCTGGCGCTGGCCGGAACGGGGATGGCCATTAAAGGCGCGTTGTCTCCGGCCATTGAAATGTATGACGCGCTGAATGATGCGGCTGCAAAAGGAATTGACAGTACCGCGCTTAAAACAGTTCAGCGTGATGCGCTGACGTTCAGTACCACATACGGAGCCAGCACGGTGGAGTTTGTTAAATCCACGGAGGAAATCAACGCTGCCATCGCCGGGCTCACGGGCAATGAGCTGCCGAAAGTGACTAAGGTTGCCAACGTCCTGGCGTTTGCCATGAAATCAACCGCTGCGGAAACGTCGGAATTCATGGGGCAAATGTTCGGTAACTTTTCCTCTGATGCCGCACGCCTGGGAAAAGTGCAGTTTGCTGAACAGCTGGCCGGAAAAATGGTTTTCATGCGCAAAACGTTCGGCACGGAAATGGCCACTATCAAAGACCTGATGGAAGGTGCGCGCGGCGTGGGAACCAACTACGGCGTCGGGCTGGATGAACAGCTGGCCGTGCTGGGACAGCTGAGCCGCACCCTGGGAACGGAAGCGAGCAGCGCCTATGAGGGCTTTATGACGGGCGCAATTGATGGCGCTAAAAAGCTGGGGCTGTCCTTCACTGATGCAACCGGAAAAATGCTTTCCATGCCTGAAATGCTGGCGAAGCTACAGGGAAAATATGGCAAGAGCCTGGAAGGGAACCTGAAGGCACAGGCGGAGCTGGATGAAGCCTTTGGGGACAGTTCGGCGGTGGTTAAGCAGTTGTATGGAAACGTGGCATTACTTCAGCGAAATATCACCGAGCTGGGCGGCGCTGACGGGCTGAAACGTACCCAGGAAATGGCAACCAAAATGGTGAAACCGTGGGATCGCTTCATCGCGATCCTGACGGCCATTAAAACCGTTATTGGCCTGACGCTGATCCCGGTGCTTTATCCGCTGCTGAATCGCCTGGCAAATATGGGGCAGACCTTTGCTCGCTGGATGCAGCTGTTTCCCAATATCGCGCGGGTAGTGGGTTATGCCGCGATGGCACTGCTGGGCTTTGCAGCTGTAGGTGCTGTGACCAATATCGTTATGGGCGTTTCCTCGTTTGTAATGGGGGGACTGCGTGGGCTCTGGAAAGCCCTTACATCGGTAACGAAGATTTACACCGCTACAATCTGGCTGGCGCAAAAGGCGGTGCTTATCTGGAATATTACGCTGGGTGCGCTGCGCGGAATACTGCTGGCGGTTCGAATGGCAGCGATTTTGGCCGGGGTTGGTATTAATTTTATGAGCTGGCCTATTCTCCTGATTATTGGTGCTTTAGCTCTGCTTGCCGTTGGTTGCTATCTCCTGATTAAACACTGGGATGCGATCAAAGCTGCGGTAATGAATACGGAAGCCTTTACTACCGTCGCCGCTGTAGTGGAATGGCTGGGGGGGGTATTTTCCAGCGTCTGGCAGTATATCAGTGAGGGATGGGATAATTTTATTGCGTTACTCAAAGGTTTTTCACCTTCTGAGGCATTAAGCGGAATGGCAAGCGGTATTATCACGATGTTTGATAATGTCTGGAAAACCATTAAAGGAAGCTTTCAGAAGTCGTGGGGATGGATTGTTGGGAAATTAAATAAAATCCCCGGCGTTAATATTTCTTTAGGAACTGAAGCGCAACAGTTACCGCAAAATACATTATTGCCTGAGCCACCCTCTGTGATTTCTCCTAATACTCTTTTAACGGGTGGTGAGCTTAAAGGGATTGAACGAGGCGGAATCAGTAAAACCATAAACAGTAATACCAAATCTGTGACGGACAACAGCCGGAAAATTGGAACGGTAAATATTTATCCGAAAGAGACGCTTTCACCGGGACAATTGCAGGAGTGGCAGGAGCTAAACGCATGAGTGAATTGCTTTACATCGATCTTCTGATTGAAAACGGTAATTTCGTACTGAATACCGGGAAAGAGCCGGAACTGTGTAATAACAGAAAAAGTATCGGGCAGGACATTATTCACAGCATTCTGGAAAGTGGGCTGGCCACGCAATTAATTGGTGAGCGCAGCCCGACTTTACGCGCCGATATCTTCACGCAGCTGGAGCTGCTGATTGAAGAGGATGAACGGATTGTGCCTGGCACGGTGGAGGTCAGCGAAGAAAACCAGAAGCGTTTATGGGTAACGGCCAGCACGTACGACTTTGGCGGAATATCGGCACAGGTGGATTTATGACGGAAAAGCCGCAGGTTGATTTTGAAGAGGTAGTGAAGTCCAGCGGGATGCCCGTGACTGAAGAGGCTGTGCGCACCCGTTTTAATGCGATTGCAGCCCAGGAAGGGCTCATTACTAACACGTCGCGCATGTCGCCATTCTGGCGACTCATTACCGCGATTGTGACCGCGCCAGTGATGTGGCTTAAGGACGCGCTGGTTTCTGTAGTCATGGTCAATATGTTTGTGGCCACGGCGGGTGGGCAGATGCTGCGCCTGTTGGCCTGGGCGGTGAACGTTACGGCTAAACCCGCCAGCGCGGCGGAAGGGGTGATCCGATTCTACAAAGAGGATGTAAACCAGTCCGTCACCGTGAAGGCCGGGACGGTTATTCAGACTGAAAGGATTAACGGCAAAATTTACGCCGTGGCAACCGTAGCTGATGTGGTGATCCCGTCCGGCACGGCCAGCGCTTTGCTTGCCGTCAAAGCTACGGGAACAGGCGGCGCGTACAACCTCGCGCCGGGTTATTTTCGCATTTTGCCCGTGGCCGTGGATGGCATCAGCCATGTAGCCAGTGAAGAGGACTGGCTGACAGTACCGGGCGCGGATGAGGAAAGCGATGATGAACTGCGTGAGCGTTGCCGCAATCAGTTCAACCTGGTGGGGAACTACCACACGGATGCAGTTTACCGTTCGATGATTGCCAGTGTGGCAGGGCTGAGTATTGATCGCATCTTCTTTCTTCACGATGCGCCGCGTGGGCCAGGTACGGCGAACGCGTATTTATTGCTGGATAGCGGGGTAACGTCCGAGCCGTTTATTGAGGCGGTAAATGACTATATCAACACGCAAGGACACCACGGCCACGGGGATGATATGCAGTGTTTTGCCATGCCGGAAACCCGGCACGATCTGAGCGTTACGGTTTATGTCAGGAGCCTGGGCAACCTTGAACCGGAACAGCAGGACACGCTGAAAAAAGGGATTGAAAACCTGATCCGCTGTGCTTTCAGGGAAAACACGGATTACGACGTGAAAAAGACGTGGCCTTATTCCCGGTTTTCATTCTCTCAGCTGGGGCGGGAGATTCATAAAACCTTTTCTGATGCGGATTCGGTTGAGTTTTCACTGAAAGATATTACGAGCGTTCTGGATGTACCGCGCCTCAACTCTTTAACGGTGGTTTTGCAAGATGACTGAATTTCTGAAAAAGCTGGCCAGTATGGCGCTGCCGTCCTGGATGAATAAGGGCGAGCCGCTGAAATTGCTTAAGACCGCGCGGACGTTCTGGGCGGAGGTGTACGACTGGATAACATGGCCGCTGCGGCAGTTTGAGCCGCTGACCTGTATTGAGCCGGTTCTGAATTTAATCGCTTATGACAGGGACATTACCCGCTTTAGCGGTGAACCCTTAAGCCTCTTTCGTAAGCGTGTGGCCTACGCCTTTATTAACGCGCGGGATGCAGGTTCGGTTGAGGGATTTATTAACATTTTCGAGCGGCTGGGGATTGGTTACGTGGAGCTGGTTGAACGCCAGCCGGACATTGACTGGGACGTGATCATGGTGCGCGTCACGGATAGCCAGATAGCAGACAACACGCAGCTGATGATTCAGATAATCCGGCAGTACGGACGAACCTGCCGCCGCTATCAGTTTGAAGTGATTACGTCGGAGCGCCTGGCCATCCGGGCGGGATGGGATCAGGGTGAATATGTGGTTTATCCGGCACGGCTAAACAGCACGGAAGCCATAGGCGCTACGTTTAGCGCGAGTTTATAGGGAGTATTTATGTCACAGACTGCTATCACACTGGCTTTTGAGCAGTGGAAAGCAAGCCAGTCCGTCACTGGTGAGCCCGTTCTGCTGGATGAATTTGTTTTCGCCAGCGTACCGGGACTGGATGCCACTAAGCCAATTGATCGAAATGAAACGCTGCCGCCAGATGCGCAAATTGTTCACCGTCAGGCTGTAAGCCGTAAGGGCGTTGTAAACGAAAATGCTGTGGTGCACTCCGTTGTGCTGGGTGCTGACGTGGGCGATTTTTCATTTAACTGGATCGGCCTGATTAACAAAGCAAGTAACACGCTGGCCATGATTGTGCACGCACCATTACAGCAAAAGCTGAAATCGAAAGATGGCCAGCAGGGGAACGTTCTTACCCGTTCGTTTTTAATGGAGTTTAACGGCGCACAGACTGAAACAGGAATCAACACGCCAGCGGAAACCTGGCAGATTGACTTCACTGCCCGCATGGCCGGGATGGATGAACGCCAGCGCCTGGAGAATATCGACATTTACGGCGCGGCGGCATTCTTCGGTGACGGCTATCTGGTTGGTAAAAATGGCGCGCAGTATTACGTAACTCCAGGTGTGGGGTACGTACGCGGGCTGCGTACACAGCTCACGGTAAGCCAAAATATTATTGTGACAACGAAACCGGTAAAAATCTGGCTGGACGTAGCCTGGGCAGGGACGCTGACAGGCGCCTGGGCAGTGGATAGTAAAATCACCGTCACCAATGAACTGGCCGATTATGTGCAGAATGGTGTGCAGCACTTCGTGTTTGCAGTAGCCAGCATTGATGCAAACGGCAATATCACAGATCTGCGCCCGAAAGGAACGCTAAATGATCAGTCCGCCAGTGATGCGCTAAAAAAGCATGAACAATCCCGAAATCACCCTGACGCAACAACGGCTGCCAAAGGCTTTACCCAATTAAGTAGCGCCACTGATAGCGATTCTGAGGCGCTAGCGGCAACGCCGAAAGCAGTAAAGGCGGCTAACGACAATGCAAATGGCCGCGTGCCGTCAGGGCGGAAGGTTAACGGGCGAGCGCTGACAGAAGATATCAATATCACTTCGCAGGACATTTTTAACGGTCAGGCCATGCTGATTGGGAATGCTGCCGATCTGAATAGCTTTACTACACCGGGATTATATTACCAGTCATCCAATGCGCAGGCGGAAGCTGGAACTAATTACCCCGAAAAGGTGGCCGGGTCGCTTGAAGTATACAAACATGCAGGTGTTACGCAGGTATACCGGATATATGCCGATTCACGCTCATTCATCCGCATTTATTATAATGGTACATGGACGCCATGGGCAAAACAGTATGACTCAGCCAATAAACCTACACCATCAGATATCGGTGCGGTGTCTGCGAATGGAGGTGATTATAACGCCACATTCAAGCTGGGAAGAGTTGAAACCTTGCCAACAGAATCAAATATGTCTGCTCTTTATAATGTGCGGGCTGGTGATGGCGGGGTTGTGTCAGGTGTTGAATTTAACTGGTACGGTCAAAAATTCGCAGTCGGCATTACCCGCGACGGAAGCACCGGCACAAACGGTTTAGTATTTCAACACAACGGATATACGCGCCTGAGAATAGATAAGGATGGTAATTTAATATCTACCGGTGCAATTTCCGCAGGTGACAAAGTAGTAGCTGGCGCTGGCGTTTTCGATACTCCAGGTGTGCGGGTTTATTCTTCAAACAACCCCCCAAATTTAAGCGCTTATGCAACAACATCATGGACTATCGCTAACTTCCTGCAAGGGGGGCTTAGGCTGGCTTCGGCAGGAGTCGCCACAAACGGAAATAATGATAACGAATTTGCGTATGCGCCTAACGGAACGGTAGTTACTGCTGTGCAACAAAGAACGAATTACACGGCGGTACAGTATCGTTCTCTTCAATATAACATCGGCGGAAACTGGTACACAGCATGGGTGGCTTAATGACAATGCAGTCTGGAGTGTTTAAAAAATATGATCCATTAGATACGTGGGGAAAATACACCCCGGCGAAGGTAGCTAAACTATCGCCGGAGGAGCTTGAATTATATTACGTTGCAAAATCTCCAGAGGTGAATATCGTTTTCCTGAAAGATGACAACGGCAATGACTGGTATCTGTGGCTTAAGACGCTTTCGCAGGAAACGCTAAAAATATCATTTAACCCTGACACGAAAGAAATTATCCATTTCTCTTATGATGCAAGCGCGATATTCCCGATTAATCAGGTTGTCGTTGAAGTCGCGCCGGAGAATGTACCGGATGAATTTACCTCAGCGGGCGAGAAAGCATTAGGTGGCGCATTTCTTTTTGATGGTGGAAAGATTATTGCCGCGCCAGTCGATTATGCAGCTGAAGCGCAAAGCAGAAAACAGGAGCTACTGAACCAGGCTAATAACGTGATTGCCACGCTTCAGGATGCGGTTGAACTTGATATGGCCACTGTAGAAGAGGCTGACCATCTTACGCAGTGGAGAAAATATCGTGTCTTATTGAGTCGGGTTGATGTTACTGCCCCTGTCTGGCCGGAGGTTCCGGGAAATGTGGCGTGAGGCTCGGATTGCATTCAGCGATTCTGTTGCGGCTTTGAATTGTTCCGTTATCCCTGCTCACCCGTGGATTTACGGGCTGGGGCAGCAGACGGATAACGGCGCTTATCTCAGCCCGGTTAATGCAATCACGTATCTGGCTGAAAAACTGGCCGGAACGGGCGGAGAGGCTGATCTGGTGATCATTATGGTTTCTGGCCAGACGCATGAAAATTTCATGAAAAGCCTGAATAGCCTTGTTGAAGTATTCCCCAGTCCGGTATTCACCCAGGTGCGGAGGCTGGCACAGTCCGCCGCGCAGCTGGCAGCTGAGAAGATGCAAATACCGGCAAAATACAGTCAGAGTATGCCAGCGGCGATCCCGCTTTCTGTGCCTACAAGCCGCACTGCTCTGGCGGCCGCAGCGGTGAAGAAAGCCCAGCAGGAGGCCGCAGCCGTCGCTGATTTGACGGGCGTAAAAAAGCTGATGGGGGATTTTAAACAGCAGCGCGAAAGCCTGATTTCTGGCATTGCCAGCGGGTTGGCGGAATTACAGGGCAAAAGCGCCAGGGCATGGGTATTTACCGCCAGCGGCGATCTGCCGTCCACGCTTCTGGAGCTGGTAAAAGGGATACCGCTTCAGTCCTCCGTGTATACCGCAGCGATGTTGCTGGTTGGCGACAATCTCGACGGCATAAAAGGAATGATACATGACATCGAACCCGACACTGGCGCTTAACGGCGAAGCCATCCTGCTGAAGAACATGCGCGTTACGGTTTCCCAGCAATTCCAGGATAAAGACCAGTCCGGCCAGACAAGTGCCACGACAAAATCAGAGCAGGGCATAAAAGGCAAAGAGCTGCGCGTTTCAGGGGAAATCCCGTATAGAAATCCGGAGATCCTGCGTCGTATCTTTGAGCTGGGCAGCGCGACGGATGCCAGCGGCCAGCGCCAGAAATACCGCGTAGCGCATGAGGCGGCGCGGGCTGTTAATTTTCGTGAGGCGACGTTTACCGGAACCCTGGACGCGCCGCCGCAGGACGGGCGCATGTCCTGGCTGGTTACGTTCACGCTGACCGAACATATCAGCGTGCAGGAAAAACGTGAGGCCAGGGCAAGCGGCAAAACCAAAGCCGTGAAACAAACGGCGGGAAGTGGCAGCGGCCAGAACGGAAGCCAGGCAGCTGGCGAGGATGAAGAAAAACTGACGTGGTTTGAACGCAAGGTACTCAAGCCCGTAAATGATGCACTGGGATAAAAATGAAGCCGATTAAACGCCTGTACCTTTCAACGGATGAGATCCACCTGGCTGATGCCAGCCTGGTGCTGGAGCTGAATAGCTGCGGCCGGGGGTTTATTACTGCCGGGACAACGCAGGACTATACGGGCAAACTGGTGCGTCTCGATGTGGGTTATACCGATCTGGTTTTGCGCTGGTTCACCGGGTATGTGGAGCGCTCGCAACCTGCTGAAAATGGTTTCCAGCGGTTGTTTGTTCGTGAGCTGGTCGGCGTTTTTGAACGTCTGTGGCCATGCTCATTCCAGCATCCTACGCTGCGCGATGTAGCCAGCTGGTTGACGGAGCATAGCGGGCTGACAATCAGTGTACCGGATGCAGAGTATTCAGACCGTCCGATCCCACATTTCACCCATAGCGGTACGGGTTATCAGTTGCTGGATAATCTGGGTAAAGCTTTTAGCGTTACGGATTACGTCTGGTACCAGCTGCCGGACGGCGGGGTGTATATAGGCGGCGCGGAAAAAGCCCTGTTTGCTGATCGCCCGATTGAGATCCCCAATGAATTTAACCAGGGGGCGGCTGGCGGGAACTCCATGACGCTTCCCCTGGTGCAGAGCCTGCGCCCCGGGGTGGATCTGAACGGGGAGAGGGTGACAAAAGTCCACCTGCAAAATGACACGATGGCCGTAACCTGGACGCCTCGCAACCGTGCCACGGGTCAGGCACTCCAGAAAACGCCCGTGCAGCGCCAGATTGAAAGCCATTATCCGGAACTGGCATCCGGGATGCACTTACCTAAATTTGCCCGCGTCATGAATCCCGTTGAAGCGGTGAAAAGCGGTAAATTCTCCGATCCGTTCCGTCCTCGTTATGCGGTTGATGTGCAGCTGTTAGACGCGGACGGCAACCCGGATAAAGACACGCCTGTTTACTCAGCTGTGCCTCTGCCGGTTCCTATGGCGGGTAACGATTCCGGGATGTTTCAGTTTCCCCCTGAAGGGACGCTGGTTGAAATTGCCTTTACTGGCGGAAGGCCGGATAAGCCCTTTGTGCGGCAGACCGTGCCGGAGGGAACCAGCTTACCGGATATCCAGCCAGGCGAGCAGCTGCAACAGCAGCGTGCGGAAGTGTCGCAGCGCGTCACCCAGGCGGGCGACTGGGTGAGGCAGACAGACCAGACGATCAGTGAAATATCTATGGCGCGGATGGTTAAGGCCGATACGGAACAGCGGGAGCTGGTGAGCCGGGAAACTACCATTAAGGCCACGGATAAAGTTACGGTGCTGGGCACGTCCACACTGATGGCCGGAGCCATTCAGCAGGTATGCACGGGTGATTACAGCCAGGCAGTGAATAACCGCGTTGCGAGTATCGGCGGCGATGATGAAACGGACATAGCCGGGAGCCAGACAGTCACCACGGGTAAAGACCTGATTGAGAAAATTGGGCTGATACGTAAAAGCGTGGCGGCCGTTCAGCAGCAGATTATTGCCCCGGTAGTGTGGATTGGCTCTGGCACCATCAACGTGGCGCAGCTGATGCTGGACACGCTGGACGTGGTAAAAGAGCTGGCAGAGCAAACGGCAGACCACACGCACAGCAATACGGGAGCACCAACCAACGCGGGAGCCATCCGGAGCACCGGAGCGAAAGCGGACACGCTGAACGGCAAATACTCCCCGGTGATTGGCAAATAAGCCGTTTAAGACCTGAGCCCGCGCAAGCGGGTTTTTTTATGCCCTTCATCCCCTGCGGGGTGTCTCTTCTCTATCCTCACAAACAGACTTTGCCACGCGCAATCAGTAGCGCTCTGGCGTGTTCCAGCCTTTCAGGCAGTCAGCGTCACCCTTAAAGCAGATCGTACCCTCAGCAGGGCGCTGGCGCGTCACAGCACGGCAAAAAAAATCTTTCGCAGACAAAAATCGCACTACACCGCACCCGCCTGCGGTTTTTGGATCATAAAAATTTTTCAGTTTTATTTTTCTTCAAACCTGACCGCCAGACCGCGCCAGTGCTGACGGCTTTGAGGAAAATCAGAACTGAAAAGATTGAAAAGATTTTCAGTATTTTCCAGTTTTAAGGATCAAACTAAAATCTTTGAAATAACCTAACCAGCAGAAATATAAAGATATTTTTGTTTTTTTTGGCCACCTTTGGTGTTATGCACATCATGTATTAATAATTCATGTCTGACTTCTTTGAGGTAGTACTGGTGCGGGTTTGTGCACGAGTACTGCTCCTACCAAAGATGAAATAAAATGGAATGAAGCAAGTAATTAAACAAAGGGACGTCTAAACTCTAGCTCCTCGTCACCCGCGTCTTTTTCTAACCACTTCTTCCTTATAATTTCCTAAAATGTAACCCCTAATTTCCGAACCTAATTTTTCGCAAACAAATGGGTAGTGAGGATCGGAAAAGTAAAATTGTATATTGCAATTGTCAATGAAATCACCTTCCTCATAAAACTCATGCTTTATGACTGGCATGTAATTGTATCTATTCCGATAAATGCCCTGAACGATATTAAATACATGAATATCTTCGTAGGTTTTATTGCTGAATTTTTTCAAAAGCATTTTCAAGTCGTTAGAATCTAAAGAAAAGACTTCATCGACTTCCTTCCTGTGCTTTTCGTCAAATAGTTGAATTATAGCATCTTTATATAATGAATTGATTGTGCAATAAGTATGTTTTTTATCTATTCTATGCTGTGGTAGTATTATTTTGTTTTCAAGTAATCCCAGAAGTGCATTATTGTGTGATTCCCCGACAGTTGTACCTGACTCAATGGTACAATCATCATCCTTTAATTTTAGTAGTATTTCTTTAGCATCCGGTGAGTAATCGTTGAAACTTTTCTTAAATAGCTCTACTTTTCGAAGTTCATTTGCCTTTCTAGCTTCTTCTTCTTTTTTTGTTTCACGTTGTTTATTTATTGAGTCGATTTTCCTTGTTACAAATTTTATTGCCAAATCGAATGTGTTAAACAGAGTGGCAGATAATAAAGCACCTAATGAGAATCCTATTACAGTTATTAATGTTAATGATAATTCATTTGGCAACTTGAAAGGGTTGAGTTTTGGCTCGATAAATACCCAGCAACAAATTATCGAACCAGCGATCATAAGTAGCCTTAAAGATGACCTAAAGGTTACAAGGTTAGTTAAGTGCGACAATACCGTCGCAATAGGATCAGCCATTCTTGCCTCCTTGGTTTCATGAACTGTAACAGTTTACATCAGTCATCATACGGAAGGGAGATGCAAACCACGTTAATTACTACAGCAAAGTGAGTCTCATACGACACTTTTGCGACATTCATACTATTAGTGAAAAAAAACCACTCGATTGAGTGGCTTAATTATATGATTTTAAATCTAAAACTCAATAGCCCAGCTGGGCTTGAACCAGCGACCAAGCGATTATGAGTAGAACATTTTCTTTACCTACTCACAATGATTTATTATAGAATATGTTTTAGATATTCATGTCCTTTTTCAATCGTTGATTCCATAATAAAGTTATAAAGTTGTAATTCTTTCATAATATTATCTGCTTCTGATATATCATTCACTCCAATCGATGATTGATTTAATATCGATTTGAGTTTGGAACAAAGTATGTCGATTTGTGATAAGTTTGTTTTAATATTATTAATAAATCCTGTTAGAGTATCCTGTTCAATATGTTGATTTAACTCTGATTCAAATGTTTGAAGGTCTGACAACAACGACAAGCATCGGTGTTTTAAACTAGATGCCTCATATAACGATTCGTCAGCACTATTAGTTAGTAAAAATGATGAGGATTTTGAAAAGTTTTTATAAACTTGGTTAGTCGCAATTTTCTTGAATAAACTTGCGTTGTTTTCGAAGCTTTTTCTTATTAACTCTAGTTTACTTTGCGACCATAATTCCTTATTTTCATCTTCAATATATGGCGATGTATTATTAGATAACTCTTCAACCTCTTTTAAAGAGGAGTCGCGTATTTCAATATTTGCAAGGTGCTCTTTTGATTCATGTAAAAAAGTAAGTTGATTTACTATTTTAAAGTTTTTGACTTGAGCTTTTTCACATATTTCGGTTTTAAGTGAAGCTAAAGCTCCATGTGTTTTCCCTTCATGGATGTACCACCAATCTTCTTTGAGGTCATCACATACAAATATTACGTTATGTATGTTATCTGATTTTGATTTTTCTATGATCTCATGCCATAGATAAAGATCTCCATATTTTGCTTGAATCTCTACGCCTGAAAAGAAATATGTCTCACTTTTCTTAACATCCATAAAGCCAGGTGGGATTTTATTCTTATAACGCTGTTCACCTTCAGCATTTATAGCATTTATTTCTTCTGCAGTAGGGGGGGTGCCAACATTATTTCCGATGATTAAGTCGATTTCATCTCTTATAAAATCATGTTGCGATATTTTTTGTTTGCTTTGAATACGTGGTGTGATTTTATCACGTATGTAATCCTCAATAGGATTTTTAATTTTGTTTTGTAATTCAGATATTTCATCGTTTAAAGAGTTATAAAGATGTTTTTTAACCCCACCAGAGGATAAAATGTTTTGTGAATGGATTTTTTCTAATTCTTTTTGTATTTTGGTCAAACTGGAAATACTGTCTTCAATTACTATACGTCGCTTTCTTTGATATTCAAATCCTACTTGAAATGGTATCCAAATTTTTGATGAAATTTCTTTCATTACTTTGATAATGTCTTCTCTAGTATGATCTTCGCAACGATAGAGATTAAGTAGACAATTAGTATCAAAGACAAATAAGGTTGTATCAGATAACCAAATTTGTCCTAATGATTCGCTTGGGGTACTGTAGAATCCAGCAAAAGTAGATTTCAAAGTTAAGCTCCGTTTCTCTGAAACATCAGTTATGGAAGCTAATTTAAATCACAGTGCGCAGATTTTCCAGCATACCCCTTAACTTCATGAACTGATGACTATCACGACATAACCTATTACTTCTGGAAGTGAATCTTTTAGTGCGACAATTTTGAGGCATTTAATGATTTTGGCATTTTATTTATAACTAATTTTTTATTTAATGTATTGATTTATATGATATAAATTGAATGTTCTATTTTTACATCAAGCTATATTGTATAGCTATGGCTATTTCGTTAATTTTTTGTGCTTGCGGAGCTATGGTTTACAATGTGCGCTCTCCAAACCGGGCGCTGGAAGCGTCACCCCACTGAGGAAGTACAATGAACCG